GACCAATCGGCTCGTTTAGGGCTGAAAGTTCTTCAGGTGTCAAGTAAGTAATATTGTTATTGTAATCAAATGATAGCGATGTGACTGGGAAGGTAAACTTCTCATCTGCCGCACCAGCAGAAGCTTGGTGATGGAACTCAATAGCACTCAAACGATTCTTGATGAATGAATTAGTTCCAATAGCGCCGGCAACGTTCATTTGACCGAATGGATGGTATGATGCTTCGGCTACAGCAGTATGATCAAGTGTGTAAACATTTGAGTTAGCTGTTACTGTTGAACCAGAATTTAGAATACCACCAAATACTGAAACAGCATTATCACGTGGAGTTCCGGTAAGTTCTTTCATAGTAGTGCCAAAGCCTGTCCATGTTACAGTAGCGATTTCTTCGATACCGGCATCAACAGTTGCGCCATTAACAGTAGCATTAGACACCTGATAAATAACATTATCAAGTTTGAAATACATGTGATTCTCAACAGCAGTTGAGAAGTTAGAGGTTGACGCGTGTGAACCTGTACCGGCTGCAGTAGTTGTAGTCTGTAGTTTTCCGCCAGTTTCCCAAACAGAATTTTCTTCAGTTCCGTTAGCTACTTTAGTGTTTGAAATTAATGATTGCCACATAAACCAATCAGCAACAGGTTTTACGTTACCTGTGGCGTTAGTAAGGGCCGTAGTTGTATTACCAGCTGCTCCTGTGTTTACGTCAGTAGGACGTAAATAGACTTGGAAGTTCCAGTCTACAGGGTTAATAGCTGTATTAAATCTTTGTTGCGAACGATCAGGGCTAGTTCCTGATTCCAGTGAAGTAATATCCTGAGTCGCAGATGATGAAGTTACCGCGAATCCAGCGAGAACTTCAAGTTTCCATGTGTTAGTTGGAGTCATTGAAGTGACTGCAGCACCGTTAAGCAAGTCAACGGTTGACAAAAACACCTCGGAGTTTCTCTGTAGGTTTAGAGATGCCATCTTATTTTCTCCTTATTAATTTTCTAGTCTATAGACTACGGTTAATTCTACCTCGGCTATTCCGTAAGGAGCAGCTAATCCTTCATCTGTCGAAATACTATCTATAGTTATATCTAATATTCCTTTATCAGGATTATCGCCTAACGAGTAGATAACATGTTCTATATCTTGTATCATGTCATCTGCAAGGCTCTGAGAATTATCTTCTCCATATACGTATGCTCTTATAGTAACGTCTAATGTTGCTACCGTCAAACTTAAAGAATTAAAGTTTCTATTTTCGGTTCCGGCAGATAAGTAAAGTGCTGGAAAGTCATTTACCTCGTCTAAAAATTTTAGTTTGCGATAAACATTATCAAATAAATTATTATTATACGTATAAGCATTGTTATAGGTAGATGTACTACCATCAATATTCTTTAAGCTAGTAACTAAAAAATCTACTATATTTCCTCGCCTGGATGACATTAGTTACCTCGCAAAATCTTGAATCTTTGTTTAAATAAGGACTGTACTACCTCGCGAGTAGCAACTTCCACCTGCCTACCAGGGTTGTATCCGTAACTCTCAAGTGAAGTATAAATCGGATTTAGAAAATATGTAATAATACTTTTTCTATAATTAGGAATTGCTCTCACGGTTGAAGCAAAACGACCAGATCTATATTTTAGATCAGGAGGATTAGGAGTACCAGCACGATCCATAGTACGAGCCAAACGTTCTTGAATTAAGGCAGATAGTTGTACTTGAGAGATAAATCTTTGTTGTGTGTTAGACCTATCTTTTGCTTTTTTGGCTAGTAATGTACCTGCTGCTATTTTTACAGAACCTTTTAAATACTCTAAAGCTACAGTAAATGATGAATCTTTCAAAATCTTTTTAATGATTGAGAGTCTTTCTGGTGGGATTCCCGCAATTGTTTTAGCCATAGCTTCTGAAAATTCTTTAGCTAAAAATCCTGAACTAAATTCTCTAGTAAATCCAGTATTAATATCATTTATTGCTCTAGCTACTTCACCTGCTGTAAACTCAAATTGAAGTTTTAAATCACCATTGGAACCACGAGATAAAACAAATTTACCACCTTTTCCTGATAAAGCAATTCTTTTCATATCTTTAAAATCATATTCAATACTTCTTAAAATTACTTTATCGCCTACAGTTATCGGTATTACTATTGAGCTGGCCTTTAAACTAAGAGACTTTTTATACGCCTGTGCAGAGGGATCCGCGCCTTCTAAAGCTTTTACTATAGCTGCCTGATTTTTTGCTTTTGATAGTGCAAGATAAAAGGGAGAGGAATCTATTAAAGAGGTCTCTAGCTCTCCAGTATCTTGGTCAAATCCTGTAATCAAATTTTGACTACCCCTACTAATCGTAACTCCTGAACCACCTGCCAGTCCAATTTTTCTAACCTGTGATGCTCCAAGACCTGTAAAACCGGTTTGCATATCAAATCCTGAAGCTTCTGCGGTAATATTTTTAATCTCACTGGCTTTAAATTTACCCCCAGCATCTTGGATTACAAAATCAGGACTAAATCCACCAGCTTTTGCCTCAAGTTTAGTTGCTCCAAGATACTTAATAACAGGTTCTTCTAAAAAAAGATTAATACGTGTAGCCAAACTCTGAAAATCTCTTGCTAAAGACTTTGATAAATCTATACTTCCAAATTTTCCTGTTTTTGCTTTAGCAGTAACACGTCCATAAGTACCTGCAAATTGTCTGTAGCCCTTGATTCCGTCAATGAAAGCAGTCGAGTCTTTTTTAACTGCGGATACTTGACCATTTACAATTACTTTTGATTGCATTTGTAATCTAAAAGACGCAAACGAAAAAGGAGCCATTATTGAATCACTCTATATAAATCTAATATACGACGAATATGTGGCGGGAAATTACTAGATAGTGAATAGTTCTCTCCTCTCTCACCTTCAAAAGAAAATCCTTTTTTCTCTTGATCTTGTTTATAAACTATTTTAATCATATCAAGAGTCGCCATTTGAAGATCTTGAGGGATGTCGCTGGACTCATACCCTGCGCGATAATCTACTTTGACACCAGAAGGAAATGGCTGGAAAGAGGGCGGTCCTGATAAAGTAAGAGCAGGATAAGAGTTTCGAATAGTTGGATAAACACCTCTTACTCCTACTGCACCTACGTCACGAGTTACTTCTCCCATGTCACGGCTAAAGTTATACTCGTTAGTTTCTGCATGAACATCTTTAGTTACGGTATCTCCGTTCTTACCATCAAAGTGTACCAACATAACAGTATCATCATCTGGTCTAAATCTATTTGTAGGAGGCGTAAAATTAGCTGTGTATCTTGCCTTATCAGATACACGAAGTTCGTCAATATATCCTTTGAATGTTGTACCTATTTCAACATTAGAAGTAAAAGTATGATTTGATACTGCGTAAACGTTTGAAGCATCAGAGATCACATTACCGTTATAAAATAAATATAGCTTTTCGTCGTCTAACTTACGGGAAACAGCAACATGCGCCCATCTGCGTTTAGCAAATTGTTGTGATTCTATTAAAACGTTAGGAGCTGTCACAACATTTGCAGCTCCAGAAATATTTGATTCAAATGCTAAACAATTTGCATTTGATAATCGTAACTGCATATAATTTGAGGAGTCTGTGTTAATTGAAAATATCACGTTATCTTGTATAGTCTCTTCATCAACTCGAATAAACATCTCAATGGTAAAATCACCCTCTTTAAATTTTAATTGTTCAGGCACAGTATCGGAAGATATAAAGTCATCAATATTAAGCTCTAATGAGGATTTACCAAACTTTTTAATTCTAGAATTAATATGTGCGTCATTTTTAAATGAAAGGGGTAGATCGTTTGTGCTAGTAGTTACAGGTGTGCCGATAGTAGTTGGATCTGCTAGTACTACATGATCAACTCCATTAAACTCGGTAACTTGATAAACATTATTAAGAGGTATACGTGACAACATAACAGATGTTTTGCCACCATCAAAAACTTCTACATAATCGTTAGCTAAGATAGCGTGCCCAATATAATGCTCAACAACGCCTGTTGCATAGCTTATAATATTTGATAATCTAGCATCTTGAGTACTAGATGAGATACTAAGATAATCTTTAACCTGTGCCAAGGTAACATAGGGATATTTTCCTAGTCCTTCTTCAAAACGATCTACCATTTTTTATTTCCTTACATGCCTGTTTTAGGTGCTACTTTGACAGCGACTTTAACAGGTTTAGCTTCAGCTTTTATAACTGGCTTAGGTGCTGGTTTAGCTACAACTGGAGGTGGTGGAGGTACATCATCAGCTGTAGGGTCCTCACCTGCAACGATCATTTCAATATCTCCAACACCATAACCATGTTTCTGTAACCACCGACGCGCTTCTGCGTCTGACATTCCTTTAATTTCTTCCATTTCTCTCTCCTTAAAGACTTAAGGGAGGCGTTGACCGCCTCCCCCAGTGTAGTTCAGTGATTTATAACTAATTAGTTATTAACCAGCGTCAATTACGACTGCGTAGCTGTACTTGCTTGAATCAAGTGCTGCAGAGGCATTAGTTGTGAGGGCTTTAAAGTCAAAACGTGTACTCATGTACATTGCTGTGACCTGCTGGCGTGGCTCATACTCGCTCTCAATCTCAATACCGCGACGTTCTGCAATCATGAATCCTGGCTTGTAGACAAGTGCACCAAGATGGTTACCAGTTGAACCAACATTATCCATGAACTCAGAGATAGCAATTGGAATACCGTAAACGGCGCCAACTGAGCCTGTGAGATAGGTAGCGTTTGGTCCAAACTTGTCAACAGTCTGGAAGTCAGAAGTTGTTACAAGGTTATTATAGCCTTCGATTGAGGTAATAAACACAAGGTCGTTACCAAGCTGGAGACCATACTTACCGAGTGAGGTACGAGCAGCTGCAATATCTGATGGGTCAGCTTTGTCGTTACCTGAACCTGTTGCAACAGAAAGTGATGCATCAGATGCGAGGTTTGTAATACCTTCGATAACAGATGCGTAACCTGTACCTGCGGAAATAGCGTTAGTTGGAGAAGCTGTAAAGCCTGTCAACGCGCCTGTACCACGTAGGATTGACTTATCGATGGCACGTGCCAAACGACGAGTTGCTGCAGCACGCAAGAAGTCGAGAAGTGGAAGAACTGTATCTTCTTCTTCGTCTTTTGCGAGGTGAGTTGACGCCATAAATTTATGTGGTGTAAACTCAACTGCGCTGATGGTGTTCTGGTTTGATGCAGGAACACGAGTTGCCTCTGCAATACCAGTTGCGAATGTGCCAGAAGCAAACATTGCAACATCACCGTCAGTATCTTCGTCAGCTACTGGTACACGGAAAGTCTTAGCATCCACTGCCATACGCTGGAACATAGGTGCGACTACAAGCTGCTGCTCCATCTCGGTGTAGATGTTCTGTGAGAAGTTGCTCAAGAACTGGTCTACTGTGGTAACTGCTTTAACTTTTTGACCTAGTTTTGTGTCAAATGGGTCACGACGATTCAGCAACTTTGAAAGAATAACAGCGTTAGCCATTTCTTTTTCAGAGAACTGAGCTGCATTGCGTGACTGCTCTTGGAATTGCATCTTTGAGCGCTGAAGAGATGAGATCTCTTCCTTATATTTTTCCATCTGAGCTTTTAGTTCTGCGACTTGCTCAGATTCGCGAGGTGTGTAAGCAATTTCTGCTTCGCCCTTCACGAGAGTTTGTTGGTCTTGTGCGTCTGACTCTTTTACGATAGCTTCACCGGTAGCTTTAACCAGCTCTGCAACTTGAGGCTCAGACACTTGAGCACGAGGTGCTTCTTTTTGTGTCTCGATTGCTACTTCTTTTTTAGCAGCTTCGAGATCAATTGTATCTACGACTTGATCAGCCATGTTGTCTTTCTCCTTTGTAGAAATGTTGTGAAGCTCTTCAGTCAGACTTTCGTTAGAATCTTCTTCTTCACTTGTTTGAGTTTTCTCGACTTGTGAAAGTTCATCTGCGTTCACATTAAGAACATTATCACAGTCATTTCCGTCAGCGTCAATCTCTAAAAACTTAAAGATTGGGCTTTGCTCTGTTGCGATATTTGCAACTTTATACATTTTTTGTTGGTAATTAACTAGATCACCATTTTGAAGTTCGCTTGCGTCTGTAGAAAGCAAGTTAACAAACGGGATAGATTCATTAG